GTACGTCAACCACGACGACAACATGGTCCTCGCCTCACGCCGCTCAGGCACGCTGTCACTCGAGGAGGACTCGCGCGGACTCAAGGTCACGGCGACGATGCCCGACACGAGCTACGCGCGTGACCTCGTCACTCTCATGCGCGACGGGATCGTTGACTCCATGTCCTTCGGCTTCTCGGTCCCGCGTGGCGGCGACGAGTGGAGCGGGGACGGTATGCGACGCAAGCTGAACGAAGTGCGCCTCCACGAGGTCAGCGTCGTCACTGGCGTGCCGGCCTACGCCGCGACCAGCGCCATGGTGCGCAAGGTCGCCGGCCTCGCTCAGCGCACCGCGACGACCCCCGACGATCTTGCCGACGCGATGAACGCGCTGCTCGAGGGCAACGTCACGCCCGACCAGGCCGACTTGCTGCGGGCCGTCGTCAACACGGTCGCACCTGAGACCACGCCCGACGCCTCCCTTGAGGTGCTGCGCGAGCGTCTTGATCTAGCAGCGAAGGCGCTCTAGGTCTACACATTCTTCGGGGCTGCGGAGCCGCGCCCCGATTCCCGTATGCGGAGCCGCATCGGACATTACCCCCTCATCCCAACCTGAACCGAAAGGAGTCACCAATGAGTGACTACATCAAGGCTCAGCTCGAGGAGCGCGCTCGCGCATACGAGGCGGCCAAGGAGATCCTTGACCGCGCCGCTGCCGAGTCCCGCTCACTTGACGCTACCGAGCGCGAGTCAGTCGACCGCGCTTTTGCTGACATGGACAAGCGCAAGGCAATCGTCGACGACATGCAGGCACTTGCTGCCCGTGAGTCTGAGATCCGCTCAGCAGTCGCAGGACACGCTGAGGCTCGCCCCGTCGAAGAGGCTCACGTAGCTCAGCAGTCCGACGCCGACATGATCCGCAGCCTCGCCCGTGGCGAGATCCGCTCAGCCCATTTTGAGAAGCGCGACGTCACCAAGGCGTCGACCGGCGCACCCGTGCCGACCAGCTTCTACGACCGGGTCGTGGAACTGCTTCGCTACACCGGCCCGATGCTGGACGAGAACCTCACCACCATCCTCGACACCAATGGCGGCGAGAACCTGCAGATCCCCCGCACCAACGCCTACAGCGTCGGCTCGGTCACCGCAGAAGGTGCAGTCATTGGCGAGAGCGATCCGTCGTTCTCGGCTTTCCTCACCCTCGGCGCTTACAAGTATTCGTTCCTGACTCAGGTCAGCACCGAAATGCTCGAGGACTCGGGCGTGGACATCCTCGGCTACCTCGGCACCAACGTCGGACAGGGCATCGGCTTCGCAGTCAACAGCGCCCTGACCATCGGCACGGGAACCGTTCAGCCGAACGGCATCGTCACCTCGGGCTCAGTCGCTGTCACAGGCGGCACGGGCGTCAGTGGTGCGTTCACCTACAACAACGTCGTGGACCTGGTTTACGCAACCAACACGGCTGTGCGCATGATGCCTTCCTTCCGCATCATGACCGGCGCATCGGGCATCGCAGCCCTGCGCAAGCTGACCAACCCGGCCGGCTACTACGTGTTTGAGCCTGCGCTGCAGGCCGGCACTCCCGACCGGCTTCTCGGCTATAGCCTCGTCGAGAATCCGCACGTTGTCTCTGCGGCAACGGCTGCCAAGTCACTCATCGCAGGCGACATGAAGTCCTTCTTTGTGCGTCGCGTCGGTGGAATCCGACTTGACCGCTCGGACGACTTCGCCTTCTCCAGTGGCCTGGTCACCTTCCGCGCCACGATGCGCGTCGACGGCGGTCTCCCGCAGTCCTCGCACGTTGCGGTGTTCCAGGGTGGCGCTTCCTAAGCGCTCCCTGTCTTGATCGAACTAGGGGCGCGAGGAGCGCAGGACTCGCGCCCCTAGTTCACCTTCATCCTGCGCACAGAAAGACAAGGTCAATGGCCGATGCTCGTCGCCGTAAGAGAAACGCATCTCAACTTGCCACCGTGGATCGCACAGCGCCTCGTGCTGGCGCATCTAGCGCAGCTGGTCGATCCATCCTCTGGGCGTCCAATAGCCCCTACTGCGGGACCGGCTACGGCACGCAGACCGCGCAAGTCGTCCGCAGGCTCGCGCGCGAAGGCCAGCAAGTCGCCCTCGCCAGCAACTACGGACTAGAGGGCGCGGTCTCCTCGTGGGAGGGCATCAAGCACTTCCCACGCGGCTTCGACATGCACAGCAACGACATCATCCCCGCGCACTATCACGCCTGGGCCGGTGAGACTGGCGGCATCGACCCCCTGCTGTTCACCTTGTACGACGTATGGGTCTTTCAGGGCAAGCAGTGGGACACCGTGCCGCGCATCGCTTCCTGGCTCCCGATCGACCACACTCCTGCACCGCCGAAGGTTCTCGACTGGTGCAGGCGCGACAACGTGACCCCCATCGCAATGAGCAAGTTCGGCTCGTCCATGCTCGAGCGTGCCGGCGTTGAGCACCACTACGTCCCGCACGCCATTGAGCCCGTATTCACCGAGACCGACACCTTCTGCACCGGCAACGAGCAGATCACCGGGCGCGCCTTCATGGACATCCCCGAGGACGCCTACGTCATCGGAATGAACAGCGCCAACAAGGGCGTCGTCCCCAATCGCAAGGCCTTCCCCGAGGCTTTCCTGGCCGCCTCCATGGTCATGCGAGATCACCCCGACGTATGGCTATATGTGCATACCGAGGATCGCGGCTCAATGGGCGGCATCAACCTCCAAGAGCTCGCCCGCATGGTCGGGATCCCGATGAAGCGGCTGCGCTTCGTCGACCAATACTCCTTCCGCGTCGGCATCCCGCAAGAGCTGCTCGCCGCGATTTACACCAGCATGGACGTCCTGCTGCAGCCCTCCATGGGCGAAGGCTTCGGCATCCCGGCGATTGAGGCGCAAGCCTGCGGCACGCCGGTCGTGGTCTCCAACTTCTCGGCGCAGCCCGAGCTCGTCGGCGACGGCTGGCTCGTCGACGGTCAGCCCTTCTTCGACGCACCACAGAAGGCCTGGCTTGTCACCCCGTCGGTCGAGTCGATCACCGACGCGCTCGAGCAGGCCTACGCGCGCGGACGCGGATGCTCGTCCAAGGCCGTGGAGTTCGCCTCTCAGTACGGGGCCGACTACGTGTTCGACACCTACTGGCTGCCGACCCTCGCCGCGCTGTGATCCCCGCGCTCATCGTCCCAGTGCTTGCTCGGGCTGAGATGCTCTACGCGATGCTTGACACGATTGACTATCCCGTCGACCAACTCATCGTCATCGACAACGGTGCAGGCGTCGACCTTGACCGCATCGGCAACAACGGCTGCATCGACCGCTCGCATCTCATCACCATGCCGGCCAACCTCGGCGTCGCCGGCTCATGGAACCTCGGCATAAAGTCCGCGCCGTTCGCACCCTGGTGGCTGATCGCCAACTTCGACCTTTCGTGGAACCCCGGCAACCTCGAGCGACTGGCCGAAGCCTCGGCTCCTGACCGCGTTACCCTCTCGGCCGCGCTGCCCCCCTGGTCTGCCTTCACCATCGGCGAGCAGGTCATCGACCAGGTCGGCCTATTCGACGAGGCGCTGCACCCTGCCTACTTTGAGGACCGCGACTACGAGGACCGCTGCCGCAACGCAGGCGTTGAGGTCCGCGCCACCGACATCACCGTGACGCACCACAACTCAAGCACGCTGGCCGCCGGCTACCAGGAAGCCAATGCGCGCACGTACGGGCTCAATCTTTCCTACTACCAGGCCAAGCGCGAGGATGGCGATCTAAGCGCGGGAGCGTGGTCCCTAGAGCGCAGGAGGGCACAGTCATGGGACTGAGCTTCCCCGCCGACGTCACCGGCTTCAAGGATTCCCGCAAGGGCGAGACCGCCTACGTCCTCGGCTCGGGCGCATCGCTCAACCGCATCCCGCGCGCCTTCTGGAAAGACCGCCTAGTCGTCGCGACTAACTTCGTCGGACTACGCCTCGGCCTTGAGGAGTTCTACGCCGTCACGCACTATCACTTTGACGCAGCGATCATCGCCGACGAGCGCCCCGACATTCCCGTCATCGCCCCCCGCGTGGATCAGGGCGGCATCGCTGCGATCCCGGTGCCACCGATCGCGCCGAGCATCTTCTACATCAACACCGGAACGCAGGCTTACAGCCGCTTCGACTGCGCTGAGCTCTGGCCCAAGGAGCCCGACACACTCGTCGTCGGGCCGACCAGCCTGCACATGACGATGCACTTCGCCGCTTACCTGGGCGCTCGGCACATCATCCTGGCCGGCGCAGATTGCGGGCTCCTTGACGGCGACAGCAACTTCACCGGCTACGCGCCAGGGGATAACCCGATGGCCGTCTGGGAGCGCACGCTCGGCGAGGTTGCCAATCAGCTGCGGACCGACGGCGTCTCAGTGATGAGCCTCAACCCCTTCGTGAACTTCGCCCTCGAGGGCCACAAGTTCCAAGGCCCGACAGTCCATATCAACTAGGAGAGCCATGCCTCTGTACGCCTCCACGGCACAGATCAAGGCCGCGCTACGAATCGCGGACACGGTCGACGACGGACTTATCGGCATGGCCGGCAGTGCTGCCTCGTCAATGATCGACACCTACTGCCAGCGAACCTTCGGGCAGACCTTCGGCACTCGTGTCTACGTGCCCGATGATTCCTTCGTCTGCCAGATCGACGACCTCGTGCAGTCGGGCTCGGTCACGATCAACCTGTCGACCAACCTCGACGGCGTCTACAACCAGACAATGAGCGCAAGCGACTATCAGCTTGAGCCGCTGAACGGAATCATGGACGGCGCAACCTGGCCGGCCACGCGGATCCGCGCCGTCGGTCGCTTCCTCATGGGCATCGGCGACTACAACTTCTACTTCCTTGAGACCCCGTCCAAGGCATCCCTGCAGGTCATCGGCACGTTCGGTTGGCCCGAAGTTCCCGCAGCTGTCACGCAGGCCGCTGTGCTGCAGGCGTCGCGTATCTACAAGCGTACCGACAGCCCTCTCGGGGTTGCGGGTTTCGGTCCCGATCTCGGCGCTATCCGAGTCTCGCGCGGACTAGACCCCGACGTATCCATGCTCCTCGCGCCCTACCAGCGTGAGCGCGTCGCGTGAGCATCACCGCGATCCGGCAGGGGATTGCGACAAACATCGCCACGGTCTCGGGGCTGCGGACGTCGTACTTCATCCCCGACAATCCGAACCCGCCGATCGCCATCATCACCCCGCCGAGCATCAAGTACGGCCTGACCTTTGGCGTCGGCCTCGACGAATACAACTTCCAGGTGATCGTCCTCGTAACCCGCGCGGACGAGCGCATTGGTCAAGAACTGATCGACACCTACTGCGCGCCCTCTGGGGCGGGGTCGGTCAAAGCTGCCATCGAATCCAACCGAACACTCGGCGGGCTCGTGGCTGATCTTCACGTCACCGACATGACCGGCGTATCGCCGACCACGTTGGCCGACGGACAGGTCTACCTCTCGGCAACCTTTGCCGTGCAGGTTTTCGCACAGTAGGAGGGAAATCCCGTGGCAAAGCTCGTTCTCACAGATGTCAACGTGTCAGTCAATGGCACGGCACTTACCAGCTCTATCGGCAACGCCGAACTTTCCATCGAGTCCGACGACGTCGAGACCACCAGTTTCGGGTCGGCCGGCGGTTGGCGTACTCGCATTGGTGGCCTGAAGGCTGCCAATGTCTCGCTCACCTTCATGCAGGACTACGCAGCCGGCTCGGTTGACGCGACCTTGTTCCCGCTTCTCAACACGATCGGCACGATCGTTCTCACCCCGGCAGGCACGGCTGTCTCGGCAACCAACCCGTCGTTCACGTTCAACTGCCTCATCAACGCATTGACCGAGGGCGGCCAGGTCGGCGACCTCGCTACGTTCGACGTTACGTGGCCGGTCACTGGCCCCGTTACTCGCGCGACCGCCTAGTTCCACACCGCTTCACCACCTGCGCCCCCGCCTGGGGGCTTTTCTATTAGCCCTCAGAAAGGGGTACACCATGATGCGGATTTCCCTCCGGGTGCAGTACGTCGATGGGTCGGAGGCAGCAGTGATTGCTGCTGCCCCCGACCTCATCGCGTTCGAGCGCACCTACGACAAGCCGATGAGTGTGTTCGCAACCGACACGCGCATTGAGTGGCTGCTGTTCCTCGCATGGACGTCACTGTCCCGGCAGAAGCAGACCGCCGAGGAGTTTGACCCGTGGACCGATCGAGTTGAGGGCATCGTGTTCGGCGATGACGCAGGAGACGATATCGTCCCTTTGGAGAGCAGTCAGCCCACTGGCTGATTACTCATCTGGCCTACGAGTGGAAGTGCCTGCCCGACGAGATTGAGCGGCAGTCCCCTCGACAGATCGCCACCATGTACCGCTACTTGCGCTGGCGGGATCTTGAGCAACGCAAAGCGCAAAGGAGCTAGGACATGGCCAGATACTGGGCAGTCGACACTGAGGTCGACGGTCTGACTGACGTCCTATACCGGCTGCGTAACATGGACAAGAAAATATACGACGCAATGGTCGACGAACTCAAGGACGCAGGCTCGGACACCGAGTCAGACGCTCGAGCGGCGATCCCATCGGGTAACGCTCTGCGCAACTGGGGCGGCTGGATGAGCGCCACAAGTGCGCGCAGGGGACGAGGCGGCATCGTAACAATCAGCCCGCGCAGCAAGTTGCGACCAATTCCGTTCGACTCAGGCGCTGCCAAGGCTGGCATCAAGACCGACGTCAAGCGCAGTTTCCGCAAGGATCGACTTCTTTCTGCCGTCGTTCGAGTGCAACAGATGAACGCTGGCGGCGCCATCTGGGAGCTCGCAGGTTCTGAGATGAACACAGAGTGGGGCGCGACCGGCGGCTCTGCAAAGTTTCGCCAGAACCTCAACGCAAGGTACGGCGACAGCATCTGGCCCCGTTCACTCAAGCCCGCCTGGGGCAGGAACGTAGAAAAAGCGCGCGCACGTATCGACGACGTCGTGGGCAAGTACGCAAGCGAAGCATCAAGCGACTGACGAGAGGCGGTTAGGACATGGCACGGAACCGCAACGTCAACGTCGTCATCAAGGGCGACTACGACAACTCGGACGTCCAGCGCGCGATCCGCGAGCTGCAGAAACTCGGCAACGTCGCCGACGACCAGAACCACAAGTTCTCCACGCTGGGCAAGGTCGGCGCGGTTGCTGCCGCTGCCGGCCTGGCGATCGCAGCCAAGGCGACGATTGACTTCGCCTCGGCAAGTGTCGATGCTGCGCAGGAAGCGCAGGTCGCCGACGCTCGCTTCGCTCAGGTTGCCAAGCAGATGGGCTTCGTCGACGGCGCGTTCGCCGGTGCGACCAAGCGTGCCAATGAATACGCGGGAGCCCTGTCCAAGCAGATCGGCATTGAGGACGAGTCGATCAAGGCCGTGCAGGCCAAGCTCCTCACCTTCAAGGCAGTCGGGCAGACGGTCGACGAGGCGGGCGGTCAATTCGACCGGGCCACGCAGGCGGCCT